CTAGAGATAAATTTAGCAATTTCCGATCCTGACTGATATCGACAAATCAGTTATTACCAAGAACTACTGTGAGACTAAACATGGTACTCTTGACGGCCATAATTATTGGCAGCAGCGCCACAGGTGGACTCGTGACCCTTATCACTAAACTACCATTCATGTGGTTTGAGCGTTGGAGACAAGATCTTGTCTCACGTTCTTTAGCAGCTACGAAAGAGAAGCCGGCGGCCGAGCCGAATTCTCTTCGTGAAATATTCAACAAACAGATCATGAGGCCACTCCCACCGCACCAGAACCACACCCATGGAATCGCCGCAGCAGCTCGTGCTACCGCTGTGAGGTTCATGGAAGAAGTGGCTCGGAACAGCGGCAAGGAGAGCTTTCATTACCAGATGTCTCCCGCTAATCAGAGGGCTAACCAGAATGGTTCCCGTCACTTCTTTTGGGGCAAGGACACCCTCGCAGAGTATCGTCCTTTCCAAACTGGTGAACACACCATCATCAACATGACGGATGTGGATTCGTACCTCACGAACCTTGAGACCTTTCTGTGTGCTGAGCACAAACCCGTGCTCCTCTTCACCTTTACGGTGACGAAGGCTGCAGACGATCTTGGAGAGGTTAGTTTCACCTTCAACGAAAAGGGTGAGCTGGTGTCCCGTGTTTCAGGCGGAGCTACCTACACTCACCTATTGTGGAACTTTGAGACTGACCAATTCAAGTGCGTTCGTACGACCTGCGGCATCCCAACCCAGGTAGCTTTCTTCCTTGTGGACAGACGCCGCGTTGATGACCACCATTCACTGGTACTCCTGACCCCTTCCGGACGCTGGAATGGCGCCCCTGCCATTTTAGCCAACGGACTACAGGGCACAAGACCGCGGAGGTTCAGACCGGTGCAGCACACTCCGAGTGGCCCTTTCATTAGGTTCCACGCTCAGACCCCACAGGGTTTGTTCACCACCACCGGAGTGCCAGGTCAACATGTTAGCTCATACCTCCCAGCACGCTACGACGACGCTCTTGTCAACTTAGCAAAGTCCCTCTCCGTGAAGATTGGCCAACCATCAGTGATGCAATTCTTTGAGGAGAATGGCCTAAGGGAGATGAAGGCATCAGCTTCGGTAATGACAGCCTGGCTACGTGCCACCGTTAAGGAGAAATATGGTGAGATGGAAACCGTTTTCCCTGTGGCTAATGGTGTGATCAGTTTCGACCACAACCCCGCTAAGTACAACCCTGAGGACAAACCCAGTCTTGTTCCTTTCATGGGCCCTCTGGTGAACGGCGCTCACGCGCCACTCCAGAGTAAGTCCAATGAGGAGCATGCTGTCAAGACCAGGGTCAAGGACTACAAGCGGCCACCCAGTGCCCAGAAGTATGAGTACTTCATGATGGATTGCATGCAAGAGTTCATCGAGAGAGCTATCCCGAAAGGGTCTTTAGTCCCACTCACCCTTGAGCAAGTGCGTGAACGCCAAACCCGTGCTTCCCAACGTCAAATCCTTGATCGCGGAGAGGTGGAGCCTCCTCGAGACTTCGTGACGGCATTCGTGAAGAAAGAGGCCTCACAAAAGGCCGGCGACCCACGCTTAATCGGTACGTTTGATGGCAACACCAAGATGCACATCGCCTGTTTCATGTATGCAATGTATGAAACAGCGAAGTCTCTGCCATTTTACGGATTCGGTAAGCCTCCAATTGAAGTCGCCAACGGCATAGCCAATGTTTGCCAGAAATCAGACCACGTGGTCAACACCGACTACACCCGGTTTGATGCGACGGTATCACCTGTGGCTCGTCTTCTCGAATGGAAGATGCTCATTCACGCTTTCGGACCAGAGTACCTCACCATCTTGGAGAAACTCCATAAGACGCAGTACAACCAGAAGGTTCGCTGTGCTCAGGGTACCAAGTACGATGCTGACTTCGCGCGCATCTCTGGTGAGATGGGCACCGCAATCTGGAACCTATTCCTCAATGCCTTTGTGGCGTACATGGCATGGCGCATGACTGTTGTCAGCCAACACGGTCCCCACCGCACGTACGTCCAGGCTGATGAGGCATGGCAGAATCTCACCGAGAAGGCGCAGTTCGCAGGCGACGACGGTGTCACGGGTGACATCGAAGTCGCAATGCTGGAAGCCGCCGCCGACAAGATGGGCTTCATCCTGAAGGCGATCAGAGTGAACAAAGGGCAAGCTGGTGTGGAATTTCTTGGACGTATGTACATGTCCACCGTCTGGTGGGGTGATCCCAACTCTATGTGCGATCCCGCCAGGCAATTGTCGAAGTTCCACACCACCGTGACGCTACATGGCGTCACCGAGGTGGAGAAACTGCTGGAGAAGTGCCGTGCCTATGCACTGACCGATGGCCAGACACCCGTCATTGGGCCCTTCTGTAGGGCCGTGTTGGCGGCACATGGCGCCGAGGTTGAAATGACCGAGGCGACCAGGGCCATACGGAGGTGGGGTTCCGACATCCCACTAGAAGTGCAGTATCCCAACGAGTTCTGTGATGAATTCAACCACATCGCAGAAACCTCTCTGGCACCGTACTGCTTCGACTTTGCCGCTTTCCAAAAGTGGCTCGACGAACCGAAGCAACTGGTCGACTACCTCAAACCTCCCACGCTCAGTGAAACCAAGGCTCAGACATACACTGGACGCGTGGTGATTGGACCCACAGGTGCTGAAGAAGTGCTCGGCCCTGAGGTGGCACCCATGGAGCATGACCTGGACGAGAGCAAAAGCGATGAAGAGGAGAACTCTGAGCTAGGCCCTCGGCCCGGGAAAGTCCCTGCCAAGGCGACTGCAGAGAAGTCTGCTCAGTATTTTACTGACCTAGACTTCCTGGCAACTGCCACCGCCGAGTCAAGCTATGGCAAAGGAAAATCCAAATCCAAAGATCTGTCTGAATCTACTTCGACCGACGGCAACCCGCCAACCACAGCAACTCCCAACCCTAAGAAGAAGGCGCCTAAACAGAAGAGCGACACTCCAAAGGGAAAGGATGACGCTACGGACGGTGGCGATAGGCCCAACAAGAAGGCACCAAGAAGAAAGGTTGCCTCTCCAAAGGGAGATGATGACACCAAGAATGGCGGTCAATCACAACCCAAGGATAAGCCTGGTCCCCAAACCAAGGACCGGAAGGGTACGAAGAAGAACACCACCTCGGCAAAAACTAGTGGTGAATCAGACTCCCAGTCGAAGGCTACACCCAAAACGCGCAGGAACCGTACGCGGAAACCGAAGCGGAAGGGGGAAGTCGACGCTGGGAAGTAGTTGAATAGAACACCGGGACTTTGGCGGGCACACCTTGGGTGTCCGCATTCGTTTTTAAATGTGGCCCTGGATTATTTACAGAGCACACTTTGTCCAAAGTCCCGTGATAACGGATACGAAATGCCTAACAAACCAAAGCAGTCAAGGCAGCCAAAGCGGAGACCAAACCGCAGGAGACGGCGCAACAAACAACAGCCGCGCTCCTCCGGCGTGTCCCCCTATGCTAAGATGCTTGCGGATCCTTGCAACGCTACCCTTATTCCGGGTCTTTACGGAGATTCGGAGGGGCTCCTCGCAAGACTCAAGAACGAACTAACGTTCTCGAGTAACTCAAGCCCCGCCACTTGCGGGTATATGCTGTGGTTAGCCGATTCGCACGGTGCCAACCAAACCGGACCAGGAAGCTACCGTACCGGCTCACTAGTCGGTGCACGGTTCGACAACACCAACGAGTCTGTGACTAACACTGCTGCAACACCTGCGTACTGCGGTGCTGTGGCGGGTCACGACAGCCAAGGCTTTAGTCGGGAAGACCCAGCTCTACCTTTGGTCAACGGAATCGCTCGCGATGCGCGCACGCTAAGTGCATGCATGCGAATGGCGTACCTTGGCTCAATGCAGTCTGCTGCAGGCCAAGTCGCATTCCTGGAGAATGTCCCCCTAACCAATATGCTTGGTAGTTCTGTGGACGAGCTCTTTCGCTTGGCCACTCATGTCAAGCGCATTGGAGTCGGGACCCACGAGATCAAGTTCCGACCTAGTGAGAACTCTAAGTTCTTCTCCTCGTTCGAACTTGCGAACGTTATGACCCAATCGCAGCGCGATGTTTCTTCTCCGTTAACTCTTGGATCCGAAGGATCCGGTGTTACTACGGTTGAGGACGTCCGCGGTCCACGCGTATTCGGATTCGCATGGCGCGGAACGGACGACGCGACGAACATTGCGTTCGAGTTCATAAAGAACGTTGAGTGGCGTCCGAGAACTGACTCGGGTCTGCCAACGATTAAACCTGTAGCTATCCATGAAACTTCCATGGTACACCATGCTGAGCGTGAATTAGATCGCAAACTTGGTAGCACTTGGTCACTAAGCTCACTTACGAGCTCAGCTGGCCAACTCGCCGAGACCGCCCTCACCGGTGTGCTCGAACAGGTTGGTTCTTCTGCTAAGAAGTACTTGTCAAAGCAGGCAATGCAAATGGGCATTGGCGTGCCAACAGCTCTGGCTTTGTAAGCCGGCAACCCAAAATCCCTCCTACTAATCTGTTGTAGGACGCTTATCAGTGGATAGACTAA